TGGTTCTCCTGTTTTAGGATTAATAAAGGTTTTAATATAAACTATATCTAATAAATCATTAAATATATCATTAAAATTAAATTTAGCATTTATTTGCTTAATTAATGTATTTTCTAAAACATACAATAAACGTCTATTATCTGGTTGTTTTAGTTGAGGATCATCAATTAATACTTGATTTAATTTATCTAATAATTGTTTAACATCCTCATCACCATATTTTTCAGCTAATATTTTATTTACTATAATAACATTATTATCATTAATTGTTTTTAAAATAAATTCTTTATCTTTATCTCTAAACTGATAATTAGTTTCTTCAGCTGATGTTAATAATCCTCCTGGTTTTACAATATTTCCACCACCAGCGGCTTTAGATGATACTTTAATTAAATCCCCATCTCCAGTAGTAATAAATGAATCTACTAATGCTAAATTACCAATTGATGGGAATTTAATAGTAGCGTCCCCACCAAATTTATCATTCATATACCAAATAGCACCACTGATTTCTCCGAAATTCTTTTGTACCTGATTAATAAAGTTTTTATCTTGAGTTAATTCTGCTAATTCTTCAGGTGTTAATTCAATATCACCTGATAGTAATTGGGAAAGATATTTTTTCTGTACGTCGGATAAATCATCACGTGAAGTTAATGATTGGTTAATATCACTTTTTAATTTATTTACAGTATAATCAAAATCACCTTGAACACCAATATTTTGAGGTTTTACATTATATGATTCAGATGAATCTTTAGGTTTTATTTCAAAAGTAGATGATTTATATTTTACTGTATTCCTTTTAGCTAATTCAAATCCCTCAAGATCGGATATTTTTTTAGTATATTCTTCTCGTTCTTTATTAGGTACTAATACTTTAAAAGTTTTGCCTGATTTTTCAACAAAATCATCATCTTTAAACCCAAATTTATCTTTTAAAATATTAATTCCTTCTGCTGAATCTGAAGACGCTACTTCATTTACATTTATATCTAACTCAGCTAATATTTCGTATAATAAAGCCTTATCTTCAAGATTAGTCATATCTGGATATCCTTTAGGGAAACGATACGAATAATATTCTAAAAATCTAGTTATAACATTCATTATGCTTCAGCAGGTGTTTCTTCAGCTGGAGCTTCCTCTGCTGGAGTTAGATTCTGAGATGAAGTAGCAGCGCCCTTTTCAGGGTTGATAGGACCAGTAATTAATAATTCTTGAATAGCTTTAATAGCACGTTCTTCAGCACTTATAGAAGTTAAATCATAATTAGTACCTGCTACTCTAGCTATAAAATCACCACCATTCCAAATTAAAATAAAATCGTTAAAGTTTTTTAAGATTACTTTAAATGTAGTTGGACGTGGAGCAATCCATTCTATATTTTCTACAAATAAAGTAAATTCAGTAGACATCAACTCAGTTAAAGTTTCCTGTAGTTTAGGAAATTTATACAACATCTCAGAATATTTCAAAGACATTGGAGTAGCATTGTCTGGTTTATCTGCCCGAGAAGCAACTTCACGAGCAGCAGCTCTTACTTTATCTGCTAATTCTTTTTTAGTCATTATACTTGTGGTATTTCTACTTCGACAGGATTTGCTTCAAGCATTTGCGCATCGTCTCCTGCTTTATCGTCTTTTTCAGCTGACTTTTTACCTTTCTTTTTATCTTTTTTATCAGCGTCTTTACCTCCTGACATTCGTTCCTCAAGTTCCAACTTAGCACCTTCATATTCTTCTATTGATTTAGTCATTTCTTCTTTTACTTTACCATATAACTTTTCACCAATATAGTGTTGTAAGTTAATTCTTTCAAGTAATTCTGAAATTTTATTTGCTTTATTTAATTCTTCACCAACACGAGCAATTTTTGCTTCGTTTGCTGCAATATCACCAGCTTCATCAATTTGAGCAATACGATGAGAAACTGCTTCCGCGATCATTTTTTTAACCATTAATCGCAATTTTTCGTTCTGAGTCATTATTTTTTAAGTTTAATTTTCCAAGCTAAGTTAATTCCTATATATTTGTTTAGATTAGGATCAACATATACATTCAGACCATAAATATTGTCTTTTTTCGTTTTCAGTGATATATTAGGACCAGCTAATACTAATGAGTTACCAACAACACCACTCACACCAACATATACTTGGTTTTTAGGTAATTCTTTTACTATTTTAGTATCGGTTATAGTACGTTCTCTAACTTGAGCATTCCATTTACGACCAATAATTTTATTCATAGATATAGTATCAGTTAATTCAATAGTACCTAAATTATCATCTAATACTAATTTATCTTTATATAATACTTTTTTATGGTAATCTTCGACTATACGAATAGTATCTCCTTTTAAATAAACAGGTACTTCAACTCGTTTTTCTTTTTCAACTATAGTTTCATGGTATATATCTGAACCTTTTAAATATTTTGTTTTAAATTTATCAACAAATACAGTGTCTATTTTTTGAGATAATAGCTCATATTTTTTACCATCAACTTTAATTATTGGTTTATCGCTATCACTATTAGAAGTACATTGTTGTATTACAATTACTCCAATTAATACTAATATTATAATTAAGAAAAAGTTTTGTTTCGTTATCATATAACTAATATTTATAAATTTTTAGTCGTAACTTACCATTTCCTTTAATTAAACGATGGTATTTGTGTTTGGGTATAAATATTGGTTGAGCAAATGTAATTGGTAATTCGTCTTCTAATTGTATTTTCCAATCAGTTTCACCTTGAAGATATAATGTTCTATGTTCATCATCACGATGCCAAAGAAGTTCGATGGGATCTATATTCTCATCGAACTCTCTTATTACATATTCTTCGGTATTTTCTAAATCAGTATATGGTCTACCAGTATCCACTAAATGTTGTTTTAAAACCTAATAATTTAGCATATCGAGGTAAACGACATGACCAATAAGATGCTTTTGTTCTATCTTTTTTATTTTTACAATCATGACGAGCAGCAAATGCACGACGAGCTTGTGGGTTATTCAATTTAGCTCTTAAACCTGTTGTATCACCAAATGATACTTTTTTAATACCTCCACCTGGTTTACGAACATATACATAGAATTTTTTAGAACCACCACGTTTTGGTTTTCCAATAGGTGGAGTTTTCTTTTTATCTACTTCAGCTACTAATTCTTCTTCAGTTAAAATATAATCAAGTGGAAATTCAATACCTTTATACGTAAACATTTCCCCAATATTTGATTCTAATATCTCAATATCATCTTCAGTTACTGAAAGTAATCCTTCATTATATAATTTTCTAGCTTCATTGAACAATTCAAAATATTGCTTAGATAAGGGTCGATAAATATTATGAATTAATTGTAATCCTTCAGCTATATGATGTTTTAATCCTTCAGATAATACAGGAACATTTTGTCCTTCTTTTAAAATTAATTTAGGACCATTACATCCACAATCTTCTTCTAAACGTACTTTAGCTTTTGGTGTATTTGGAACTACACGATCGCCTTTACGATCAGCAGCTGCTTTTTTACGAGCAGTAGCAGCACGTTCTGCTTTAGTTAATGAATTCGCTTTAGCACGAGGTAAACAACGGGTAGTTGCTTGTCCTTTTTTCATTGTACCACAAGGACCAGTTATATTACCTTGAGTATCAATACGAACCCAATCTTCTTTTTTAAACCAATCACGAAGTGACTCAGATATATCATTTACATCTTGGTAAGCGTACTTATTTAAAGGTTCAATAGTAGCTAAAATAACTTGTGGATTTACACCTTTAGCTCTAGCAACCATTAAACGAGTATTACCACCTACTAAATAAAATTTATTTGGAGAATATTGCAATATTAACGCGGGAGGAGTTTTTTCAGCAGACAATATGCTTTGAATATCTTTACCGTAATATTGCGCTAATTCTACCGCTTCTTCTTCAGAATTTACATCATATGAGTCAGTATTTTCTAAACGTGACCACATATCATCATTTAAAGTAACTTCTTTACCATTAACGAAAGAATCATATACTACATCATAAGGTAAACCTAAATCTTCTGCTGTACGTTCTATTTCTTCAGATTCTGCTTTAATAATAGGTTCCCAAGTTAATGGATTAATATCTTCTTCCATTAATCCTTTACATACTTTAACAGCACGACCTGATAAATAAGCAGATGGTACTTCACCTGCTGCTATACGGCGATTGTAATAAGCTTTGCCTTTAGGACAAAGCTTTTTTTCCATTATAGTAGTACGAATTATATTTTTTAATTCAGATAACTTCATTTTTCTTCTTGTTTTGGTAAAAACCAGTTAGAACACCATTTAGAAGGATCTTTTATCTGATTTCCATCATTATCAATTAATTCAGAAGTACCCATATATTCTTGATAATCTGTGCTTGCACACATATGTTTATCATCTTGTTTATAGTAGAATTTACATACGTGGCACCCAAATCCTACTGGTGAGTACATATATGGAGGTGATACCTCGGATACTTCACTTAATATATTAACTAATTTAATCATTATTCCGATTGATTAGAACGATCTATTTGAGCTATCATTTCTTCGCCATCTAAATAATCAAAAGCACTTTGTAAATAACTTTTAGCTTTAATTATTTTTTCTTGCCACCATTGTGGAAAATCTACTTCACCACCCATTTTATCGTAAGCATCTACTTTTTTGTATAACATAGCTGCCATTTTAGCAGCTCTAGCTAGATCATTTTTAAGCATTCCTGGCTCATCGTCTTGATGACCTATATCTAAATCTTCATTAGACATTGCTTTTTTAATAGCTTTATCACGAGAACCCATATATTCATCTTGTGAAGATTCTATTTTACCATCTCCATCATAATCTTTTTTAGCTTTTTTTAATTCCAAAGCAATAAGTTCTCTAAGTTCAGAAGCTTTCATTTTCCGTTACGTTTAATTTTATAGTATATTTGCACTCCTAACCATCCAATAGATAGGATATAAAATAGGCCAGTAAGTACAGGATTTAGCATTTGAAAAAAGCTGTTGAATAAAGCAATACACGTTGTTGCTACCCCAGCAGCATTTAACTCAGTTGAGTCATTCATCTCATTTAAAATTTTTAAGATCATTATACTTATAAATATTAAGAGTTTAATTTAACCCTAGCTTCTTCTAAATCTTTCGTTACTTGTTTACGGATTTTTTGTTTATCTAATGCTTTTACATGCCAATCTTCAATATCACCTTGTTCAGTAACAAAACTAGTAGCATCAAAACTATTTAAAAAATCTTCAAATCCATTTTCAAATTCATCTAACATAAAGTTAGCATTGTTTTTAACAATATTTTTTTCGTATTCTTCGTATTTTCCTTCTAATTTTAATTTAGTTTCCATTTCAATGACGCAATCTAAACACATACTATGAATACGAAACATTTTTTTATCATGTTGTCCTTTCATAGGTTTAGAACAATTAGGACAAAGAATAGGAGTATAAGAGTATGTTTTAGCGCGTTCTAATTTAGATACACTAATTTTTATTCCATTTTTTACAGTCCATGATTTACCATTTTCTTCCCATACTTCTCCCTCTTTTCGCTCAATATGTCTACGAGAATATCCTACTTGAGTTTGTGTAGCATCATTATAATTACCTGATACTAGATTACGAATTCGTTTTATATCTTTTTCAGCGAATTCTTTTTGTAACAATGTTTCTTTTGCCATTTTATAACCCTAATTTTTCTAACTGTTTTATTGTTGATGCTGTTGAAGTATGGCGAATACCAATTCCTCCAGCATCTATCCATTGTTGGATATTATCTTTTCTATCGTCAATTAATATAGCATTTGGTTCTGCTAGATCCTTTTTGTCTTTTGCTTGTTTGAATATAATTGGAGTACCCGGTATTTGTTTATCAACCCATTCTTTTTTTCCTATTTCAGATGATATTTCACGTGAAGGAGCAGTTAATAATTTAGGATTATGTTGTTTAATATAATCCCACAATTGTTTTCCATCAGACATCCAATCCAAATCAGCCCAAAATTTAGCACCTGCTTTAGTAATTGCTCCCCAAAAATCCTCTTTATTATATGTTGAATTGACACCTGGTGTTTTTTTACCAGTTAAATCATTATACCCACGTTCAAAATCAACTAATACACCATCCATATCACAATATAATTTATATTGTTGTTGTGCTTCGTTTAATTCAGAAGATTGATTATTAAATGATTTTACTTTAGATATAAGTTCAGGTTCAGATAAAACAGAATCTTTAATTTTTTTATCTATAGTGATAAATTCACGTTCTAATTGAGATACTAATTGTTTAAATAGTTCTCTTGATTTTTCTGTCGCTTTATCTTTTTTAGCTTGTTCTTCAGGTGATAAAGGTGCATCCTGAGTTTTACGGAAAGTAGATACAAATTGTTCTGGATTCTGAGATGTTAGTTCTTCTAACCATTCATATAATTTTCCTTGTTGAACGGCCTGATTAAATTCTTCTATTTCTTTTTTATACTCATCATCTGGTGCTTGATATAATACAAAATTATCACCTAATTTATTTTTATAAGCATCAATATTACCGTATACATTATTCCATGTTGATATAACACCTATTTTAGGTACTTTACGCTCACGTTTAAAATTTCTTAAAAATGATACAATAGGATGAGCATACACCATAATCATTAATGTATCGTAATTAGAAGCAGCATTTAATAATCCTGGAGTTTCTTTACGTTTATATGTTCCCCCAAGTAATTTAGCAGCATTAGATGCTGTTGTATCCCAAATAAATGATTTACCTGATGAAAGAGCATTAGGTACATCAACATCATCTACTTGAGCAGAAGCTGCTGATAAATTATTAAACATTGGGCTTGATTTGTCCTCAATGTATTTATCAGGATTAATTATTTCAAAACCAGGTGATAATCCTTTAATTTTATCTATTAAAGTAGATTTACCAACTCCAGCACCTCCAGCTAAAATTATCATTTTATTTTGAGGTGAAACAATTTCTTTTAATAAATCAAATAATTTTATCATTTTACTACAAACATTTCAGGTCGCATTTGAGCGAAGTTTCTCATCATTATAGCGGCAGCAGCATTAGCTTCATTTTCATGAGCATGACCTGTTTTGCCTGATTCAGGTGTTAATCTATTTTGTATATCTTGCTTGTAATGAACTAATTCATGTGCTAATGTTCTGAAAACATCAGCTTGATGGCGATTAGCTACACTTAATTCTATACTTTTATTATTTGGATCATACCCACCAAATGAACGTCTTGATTCTGCTGTTGTAGGATCATATGACATTTTTAATGGAGGTAATGATTTTAATTTTAAATATTCTCTACAATACCCAATAAATTCTTTTAATAGTGGGAATTTATTTTCGTGTAATGATGATTCATGGATAGGTTCTTCATTGTTATTATAAACACTACCATAAGCATCAAAAAATTGTTTTGTTGAAATACCAGCAGGTAAAAAATTAGCTACTTGTTTTACATTACGAGCTTGAATAGCATCTCTAAAGTCAGTAGCTGATATATTTTCAAAATTACCAGCATCAAATACTTCAACTTTAGGATTATCAGCTAATGAGGCAAAACGAGAACTTTCTTCTTTACCAAATGCAACTACAAAATCTTGATCTGGGTTATTTTTAATTGAAGATAATGTATAATATACAGGAGAACCTTCAGATGGTATAACTTTAACTTTAGGACCTAATAAATTAACATATAATTCCCAAACTTTTAATGCTTGATCTAATGACACTCCACCACGATCTTTAGGTGAAACAGCAATAACCACCTCAGAAATATCATCTCTATCAACTAATTTTTTAACTACTTGGAAATGACCTTTATGAGGTGGTTTAAACGCGCCTGGGTAAATTACTATTTTCATTAATTAATATACAGTATAATATACTTATAAATATTAATTTTCTGCATTCAATTTAACTGATGTAGGTAAGGTTTCAGTATATGGAGAAGCATTTGGATTTTCAAGTTTATATATGTCTTGTATTTTAGTAAACATAGTAAAATTCTTTTCTATATCATCTACAATTTTAACTTGCCATCCTTTACCTTGCATTGAGCCTTCTTTACCTTCTCTATGTGTTTTAGCTTTTAACCAAATAATACCAGTACGTGTAACATGTTCAGTATGAGTTTCATTCCAAGCCTGCGCGTAAGCCGCGAGTTGTAAATCATATGATGTATGTAGTGAATTTGAAGTTTTAATGTCTAATAACCACAGTTCCCCGTTGATTCTTACAATTAAATCCGCCGTACCGGCATACTCATATTGATCAGAAAATAGATGATATTCTTTTGATACTAATTCTGGTTTTACTTGATTCCAGAAATCAGCAAATCGTAAAATCATTTTCCAAACATCTAATTGATATCTAGCTGTTCCATATTGATCAATCCATGTAATTTCTTTTCCACCTAAAAAATCTTCAATAGCATCATGTACTTGTGTTCCTTCATTAGCTGCTTTACGCATAATAATTTCACTATTATGACCAACATCTTTTAACCATGAATGAAAAAAATTGTTTTTAGGAAAATAATTTAATATCGAAGTAACAGATGGGTAATACTTATTACTACGTCTATAAAAACGACTATCTAAAATATTTATTTGTTTAGAATCTGTTGTGTGTTCAACAATCCTTTTAATATTTGGATCATTAATTACATTCGAATTTTGTTCAATCATGAGATTTTTAGTTTTATACCCATTATTTTTTCAAAGGTTAGTGGATATGTGTTTTCAATTATATTTAAGAAATTCTTAAATCCGATTTCATTAGCATCTTTGCCATCCATTTCAACTAAGTAAACTTCTTTACCATAATTCATTAATGTTTGACAATGCTGTAGCGCTTCACGTTGAGCGTCTTTATCTAAAGCAACATATACTTTTTCAGTATCCGATAATACTAATTTTTTCATTAGCGCTTCAGATAATGTTTTACCAAATAAAGGTATAACATTACGTTGTATTGTTAATGCATCAAATATACCTTCAACAAGTATAATTGGAGCTTCCCAATTTATAAAATATTCTAATCCTATTATATTTTTATTTTTAACTGATGGATTTTTATATTTGCGTGATGAATCCAGTTCAAATGAACGGGCCATAAAATAATTTAATTGACCATCAGCATCATATGAAGGGATAATAATTCGATCAGCATATTCACCTTCTAAACAAAATCCTATATTATATTTTAATATTTGAGATTTATTAACACCTCTATTTTTTAAAAAAGTAACTGCGTGTTTTGCTTTAATTTGACCTAATTTATCTAATTTATCAACATCTTTAAAAGCAATAAACTCTTTAGGTATTTGGATTTGTTCATATTTTACTTCTGATTGTTTGTTTGGGATAATAATAGAATCTAATTGTTCTAATTTAGAACCATTTATTTTTAAGGCTTTAAACAACGATCTAATTGTTTTACCTTTAGTATTACAAACCCAACAATGCCAAGGATTTTCCTTTTTTTCATTGGTAAGTGTATTAATTTCTAACTTAGGTTTATGGTGATTACAGAACGGGCAATGAAATGAGTGATTGCCTCTAGATGTAGGTTTAGATTTACCTAACACATTTTCCAATAAGTTTATCAAAACTAGGTTTTCCATAACAATAAATGTAGTTAGGAAATTTATTATATCAAATCCTTACGATAAAATTTACCTAATATATTATCATTTATATAACGATCATCTTCTAAAACATTATATTGAAACAAATATTTTGTTTCCCAATATGTTAACTGTTTACTAGTTTTACATAGTTTTAAAACATGACGTAACATTTCTTCTTTAGGTAATGATTTGATTTCAGTTGATGAACCGTAGTATGTTTTCCAATCACTTTCTTTCACTACTTGTTTTTTAGTAGGTCTTTTACCTCTAGTAATAGGGATTTCAAGTAATTCTTTTTTACCTAATTTTTTATTTGTAGTATGGAAAAAAATTTTTTTACCAATATATTGACGTCCAGTAGGTATATGACTTGTTACATAAATATAACCTACATATTCATTGATATTAAAATTGGGATCATTAATTAAATCCTCCACTTTAGTAGTAGAGCCTATTACTTGCATCATAACTTTTATTTTATTTTAAGTATCGTAACGTACTAAGAATGTCATGTCTGTTTCTGTTGATATAGGAACAGGTTGGCCAAATTTAGCAACCATTAATAATTCATTATTGTCGTTGTAAAAACCAATTGTTGTTGCGTATGGATGGAAATCAGATCCAGTAGCAAAGTTCTTTACTTCAGAGTAGGCGTTTGAGCCAGTCTGAAGTAAAGATTTATTATATGTTAAATTAAATTCATTTTCTTTAATCTTAGCAGTGATATAGTTTTCATACACTGTGTGTTGATTAGTAAAGGATAATTTAAAATTGTCTTTATGTATTACGGGCATATGTTATAAATATATTAACCACAAGTTGTTCCTTGAGATAAATCACCTGATATAAGATACTGAGCACAAATACTGTCACCAAATGCTAAATTAGTAGATGTTGTGGATCCGACACATGATACATATTCTACAAATATATCAGGGGAATAATCGCTGTTAGTGTAAGTATAGCATGTTGGTGTAACTGGAGAAGGAGTTGGAGATGTTGTTGGAGCAGGTGTTGGATTAGGAGTTGGTTCTGTTGTTGGAGCAGGTGTTGGATTAGGAGTTGGTTCTGTAGTTGGAGCTGTGGTTGGAGCCGGAGTTGGGTTAGGTGTTGGGGTTGTTGTTGGAGCTGTTGTTGGAGCCGGAGTTGGGTTAGGTGTTGGAGTTGTTGTTGGAGCTGGAGTTGGGTTAGGTGTTGGAGTTGTTGTTGGAGCTGGAGTTGGGTTAGGTGTTGGAGTTGTTGTTGGAGCTGTTGTTGGAGCAGGGGTTGGATTAGGGGTTGGAGTAGTAGTAGGAGCCGTAGTTGGGGCTGGGGTTACAGGAGCTGAAGTTGGAGCTGTTGTTGGTGCTGTAGTTGGAGCAGTACTAGGAGCTGTAGTTGGAGCAGTTGTTGGAGCTGGAGTTGTGTAGCAAGCAACATTATTACAATTATTTACTGAAGAACCCACTGTATCATCGTAAGCTTGAGCAATTACCTCATTTTGAATTGTATAACAATATGTTGTACCTCCAGATATAACAACAGTTCCTGTACTGTAGTAATTAGTTCCACCATAAACAATATAATTTGTATTATTATCACATCTAGTAGCATTATAATAATATACTGGAGTAGGAGCCGTTGTAGGTGCCGTAGTTGGAGCCGTACTTGGAGCTGTAGTTGGAGCAGTTGTTGGAGCCGTTGTAGGTGCCGTAGTTGGAGCTGTTGTAGGTGCAGTTGTTGGAGCTGTTGTTGGAGATGGAGTTGGGTCTGTACAATTATATGATGTTGTTTTCTGGAAGCTACTATCATATGTTGGAGGAGCTGGGTATTGGGTTACTGAGTTACCATTATATATATAATTTACTCCTGGTTCTGCTGGTAGTACATATCTTTGATTTATTCCATCAGGTGGGATTGTAGTAAATTTATATAATACATCTACACATGAAGATACTTCATAGTAAGTTGTTAATGGAATTGGAGCTGATGTTGGAGCAGTTGTTGGAGCTGTACTAGGAGCAGTTGTAGGGGCAGTTGTTGGAGCAGTGCTAGGAGCTGTAGTTGGTGGAGAACAAGCACTATAAATATCTATAAATCCTGAATTGTCTATTGTAAAGTAATCACCTGATGAATTATTAGCAACTGCTTTAAAATAAGTTCCGGCACCAGCATACAATGTTTGGAGAGTATTAGTAGTATATAAAGCTTTACCATCAGTATAAGCATCATATATTGAAGTATATCCAGTAGAATTTACAAATACTGTAATTTCTGTACCTGTACCAGCACATGCATCAAAAGATGTACCCCATCCTTGTAATGGATTAGTTCCTGAATCTAATCTAGCCCACATGGTTAATGCACTAGAAGGAGGTAAGACTGGAGCAGATGTTGGAGCCGTTGTAGGTGCCGTAGTTGGAGCTGTTGTAGGTGCAGTTGTTGGAGCTGTTGTTGGAGCTTCAGTTGGAGCTGGAGTAGGTTCTGTTGTTGGAGCAGTTGTTGGAGCCGTAGTAGGAGCTGTTGTAGGTGCTGTACTAGGAGCGGTTGTTGGAGCCGTAGTAGGAGCTGTTGTAGGAGCCGTACTAGGAGCAGGTGTTACAGGAGATGGAGTAGGAACCGTTGTAGGTGCCGTAGTAGGAGCCGTTGTAGGTGCCGTAGTTGGAGCTGTTGTAGGAGCAGGTGTTGGGTTAGGAGTTGGGGTAGTAGTAGGCGCTGTTGAAGGTGCCGTAGTTGGAGCGGTTGTTGGAGCAGGTGTTGGGTTAGGGGTTGGAGTTGTTGTTGGAGCCGTAGTTGGAGCAGGTGTTGGGTTAGGGGTTGGAGTTGTTGTTGGAGCCGTAGTTGGAGCAGGTGTTGGGTTAGGGGTTGGAGTTGTTGTTGGAGCCGTAGTAGGTGCCGTTGTAGGAGCTGTTGTTGGAGCTGTTGTTGGAGCAGGAGTTGGATTATCACAACCTGTAAAACTTCCAACATTGTAACTTGTTTTACAAACTGCACTACCTGTGTATAATGATGTTATTGAAATTGAAGTAACAATATCACTTGATGATACACTATTATTGTAAGGAACAAACCAAGAGGTTTGGTAACCACTATTAATAAAACTACTAGTATAAGATGAACTTACACTATAATTTACTGTAAGAGATAAATCAGATGCTGTTATATTATAAATTACAGGTGATCCACTTCCTGATTTATATATATTTGTTGTTAAATAAACATCAGTACCAAAAGAACGTAAATACCCATTACTTCGAGAGTATATATTAAATCCATATAATGAACTTGAAGGATTTGATCCAGATACAAAACATACTTCTTCTATATCTATTTGAACTGAAGATGTTGGAGTATATGCAAATGAAGGTTTTGCTGATATTGGCAACCATGGTCGATAAAAATAAGATGAAGAAGCTTCATTTATACTAGCAGTTGTAAAATTAGAATCATATAAATAAAAATAATTATCACATGAACCAGTACCAGTCATACTTCCTGATATAAATCCTTTTCTAGAAACTAATTGATGTAAATCAACAGAGTTAAGATAAGAACTTGACATTATATGATCTGGGTGAAGTAACCCTATATTGCTATAATTAACAATATTATCATAATCTGTGTTTAATTCATCATCATTATTGCTTACTAAATACCAATTACTTGAATAATCTTTATAATCAGTAACTAATGAATAAGAACTACTTGCTTGATCAGTAACAGTTGTACTACTTGATAAAGGCATAGAGTAAATATTTTGTATTATTCCTCCATTAGTTTTAATAAAAACTCTATATGCTGATGAACTTGGAATTTCAGATCCTGAAACTGAATAATATCCGTCTAAGGTACCAAAATAACCATAACTATCATAATACAATCTTTTTCCTATACTTAAATCAATGCTACTAGTGTTATCATAATATACATTAACTGCAGTTGGAACATCTTCAATTTTTAATTCATGAGTAAAAAACGCGTTTAATGAAGATGATACATTAATAGAACCAGTTGTAGCTATTCCTATTATAGGAAGAGATCCAGTTATTTGAACTGGTCGTTCAGAACCTGTTGGGAATATTGGAGTATATTGTGGTCCTGATGATGATACAAATGGAATTAATGATGATGTTAAATAAGCAAATGAAGAAGAATTAGCATCTGCTAAGCTAGTATAACTAATAGATGAACTAGCTTTAACATACATTGTTTTTGTTTCAATTTTAGTTTGTAGTCCTCCTTTAGGATATATATTAACTATATTATCTTGATATTCACTATAAAATAAAGGTACTGAAGCTGTATATTCTATAGGCTCACCAGATGCATATGGTAATAGGTGGAGTCTATCAATTTCAACTACTGTTGTTGGATTTAAAACATCTAATGAATCTTCATATGCTGTTACTATATTAGGAGTTTCTGAAATTAAAGTATAATTAGAATAAGATAGTTCTTTTGATGTAACAACTCCACCAGATTGTTGATAAAAATATACACCATCACAATAGTATCCATCATTTGTTTGAGTATATATTGGAGGATCGAATATATCAATTGGAAAATACCATTGTATACCATTAGTAAGATCAAGAAATCTATCTTTAAATTTTAAAGAATCTCCGATTTCAATATATGGATTTGTATTATAATGAAAAATAAAATTTTTACACTGCTCGGTAATCCATTTTTCAATTTTTTCAGTTAATTGAATTATCACAATAATAGCTATTATGATCAATATTACTATAAGAACAACTGTAGCAGCTGATAATCCAAAAATGGTTGCTGCTGATGATGCTGAAGTACCTGAAGTTGTAGCTAATTTAGCCCCTGTAGATACAGCAGAAGAAGCAGCAGAAGTAGTTTGGCTCATAGCTGAGCTTAAAAATCCACCATTAATAGCAGTAGAACCAGGACCTGCTGTTATTATATTAGCATAAGTAATAGCTGTAGATGACATTGAATTTGCTATTTGTCCTAAAGCATTATATAAGACTAATGTATTTTGAGCAGCACCAACTGCTGATACTGTACTATATATTATAGGGATTGTTGTTGAACTTGCAGCAGCACCTGCTGAAGATACCCCGGCAACTGTAAGAGTAGAAGTTAAACTAGCAATAATATCAGCCACAGCAGCTGTTACAACTGGAGAAGAAATTGATGCCGCAGCTGCTGCTCCCGCAGTAGTAGAAATAGATGCTATAGCAGTGGAGGTTAATGCTTTAGCTAATAATACTCCAGCATAAGCTGTAGCTCCTAAAGCTATACCTGCGGCAATTAAGTTAGATGCTTCAAAATTATTACTAAAAGCAAAATCCGAAGCAAAACCTTTTTTATACCCAGATGCTAATCTAAGCATATTATGACGTCTACCAGTAAGAGCATGAAATTTATTATTACTAAATACCCATTTAGCAAAAAAGTTATCATTAGAAGCTTCTTTAACAGAACTATGATATCCAGTAATATACTGATATAATGTAGGTTTAGTATATGTTGATTTATTTAACCAACTTTTAACTTTTCCAATATCAGTCATTAATGGGTTTACACATGCTGAAACAGTAGTAGCACCTTCATAATCAGCAGGGCCCTCTTCTTTTACTTGTACTACAGGATCAATTCCCCAAAAATCATTCCATCCGCTATGTGTTATGTAATAATAAGTTTTAACACCAAATGTTCTATCATACGGACCTCCTACTTTAACAACATTATTATTACCTGAAATTAAATAGTAGTATGGATATGCTGGATGGCTAAAATCAGGTAAAGCCCATAATTTATGATTTAATGGGAAAGGATCATTATTTCCGGATCCTATTTGTATTCTTGAATATAATTTAGTAGTTAACTTAGAAGAATTAGCAGCATCATATGGAGAATATACATGAACACCTGCTGAATATTCATATAATGGAGTTATACAATCATATTGAATATCAAATGAAACTGATGCTGGGGAAGATACTCCTACAGCAGTTATAATATTTAATTTTTTTGTTGTTATTTTTGAATTAGAATTCACAATAACATATATTGTTTTAGGAACCCCAGGTTGTAAAGAAATTTCATATCCGTTAGGTGCACCTAATATACATGGATAGAATACATCATCTAAATTTTGACCTATTGATATTGAAGAATTATTAGATGTAGAAAAAGTTACAGCACCATATTTAATATTACTCCCAGTAAGGGTTATTTGAAATTTAACATACCCATAAGTAGCAGCTCCTGAAGTAACTACTATTTCTTTTTTCTTATTATTATATCTATTAGTTCCATCAGATGATTTAGCATTAGCAAAACTAAAATCTGAACTTGAATAAGAAATACTTGTAGAATAACTTAATGGCATTTTTTTATATTTTTATTAACAATTAACTGGAGCTTTTTCTGTCATTGATGAATCACAAACTTTAGCATATTCTGATGGAGCACCATTATTTAATATAAATATAGTAGATCCAAGTGGTGCATATTGTTGTTTATAAAATCCATTATCTACTTGATTTGTTAATTCTGGATTTTTATACCATATTGCAATTCTTGATGGATCATTACCTGCAGCAGCTAATGCTGAGGTGCTAAAGAATACATTTGTTGGAGTTCTACAAGCATCACAGAACCATAATAATTCTTCATCAGTTAATGTATTAGTTAAAGATAAAGCAAAACAGAATGGAATTGCAGTAACTGATGTATCTTTAAATATACCATATATATAATCATTACCTTCAACAGTATGAGTATAATTAGTATTTTCCGTGATAACTGGGCCTGTTAAAGTAGATGGGTAATATGACCATCCTAAGAAACTAGTATCTGTTCCCGCATCTGGTATTCCGGAAACACTTATTGTAGCACCTTTAGAACTTTGAACTTGAAAAGCATCTCTATAATAAGTAGCACCTTGTAATATCTCACCTGATGCATTAGATGTTAAATATGATGGTATAAATGTTACATTAAGAGGACCACAATCAAGTTGTTGATATCTATATATATTTCCAGTTGAATCTCTAACCCATGGATTTATAATTCCTGATAATCCGCTAAATGAATAACTACTACCTGGAGCTTCAAAATATGTAAATCCACCATCAGCACTAAATTCATATGGAGGTACTCCGTTTGATGCTGTTACAGACATGGTTCCTGCATTACAATCAAGTGTTAAACTTGGAATTGTAAATGGAGGAATTACTGGAGCTTCAGTTGGAGCTGATGTTGGTGCTGTAGTTGGAGCAGTTGTTGGAGCTGTTGTTGGGGCTGTAGTTGGAGCAGTTGTTGGAGCTGTACTAGGGGCTGTTGTTGGAGCTGTACTTGGAGCCGTTGTAGGAGCCGTTGTAGGAGCCGTAGTTGGGGCTTCAGTTGGGGTTGGAGTAGGTTCTGTGGTTGGAGCTGTAGTTGGAGCCGTAGTTGGAGCTTCAGTTGGGGTTGGAGTAGGTTCTGTGGTTGGAGCCGTAGTTGGAGCCGTTGTCGGAGCTGTAGTAGGGGCTTCGGTTGGAGGAGTTGGTGGTGAACCAGGAGCAGCAGTCGGAGCTGTAGTTGGAGCTGTTGTCGGAGCCGTTGTAGGTGCCGTAGTTGGAGCTTCAGTTGGGGCCGTTGTAGGTGATGTTGTTGGAGACGTTGTTGGAGCTGGTGTAGGAGTTGAAGTTGGAGCTGTTGTTGGAGCAGGTGTAGGTTCTGTAGTTGGTGCTGTAGTCGGAGCAGTTGTAGGTGCTGTTGTTACTGGAGATGAAGTAGGAGCAGTAGTTGGTGATGTTGTTGGAGCCGTTGTAGGTGCCATAGTAGGAGCAGTACTAGGAGCTGTTGTAGGTGCTGTAGTTGGAGCCGTACTTGGAGCTGGAGTTACTGGGGATGAAGTAGGAGCTGTAGTTGGAGCATTGGTTGGAGCAGTACTAGGAGCAAATGTTGGAGCTTCACTTGGAGCCGTTGTCGGAGCTTCAGTTGGAGATGGCGTAGGTACTGTTGTAGGTGCTGTACTAGGAGCAAATGTTGGGGCCCCACTTGGAGCCGTTGTTGGAGCCAAACTAGGAGCTGTAGTCGGAGCTGTTGTTGGAGCAGTACTAGGAGCAGATGTTGGAGCCCCACTTGGAGCCGTTGTCGGAGCCAAACTAGGAGCTGTTGTAGGTGCTGTTGAAGGTGCAGTTGTAGGAGCTGCACTAGGAGCTGTTGTTGGAGCTGTAGTAGGGGCAGTACTAGGCGCCGTAGTTGGAGCCGTAGTTGGAGGAGTTGTTGGTGATGTTGTTGGAGGAGTTGTAGGTGATGTTGTAGGTGATGTTGTTGGAGATGGAGTTGGAGATGGAATTGGGTACGGAGTTCTATAAGTTTCATAGCATTCCGGTTTAACATTAATTACATCTATAAATTGAACAGTATCACTTGTGTATATAGTATACCCATTTCCTTCATTATATAAATCATCATAAATTATGTTTATAGCAGGGGACACTAAATCTGATTTTAATGCCTCGTAGGTTCCTGTCGGATCAATATAGTATATATTGAAGGGACCTGTTGGCGAAATCGGATCAAGTGTTACTGTAAATCTTTTCATTTATATATTAATAGCATCCATCAGGACAGTTATTTAAAGTACCATTAATTGGAACATATCCAACTATATTATTTGATGATGCTCCGTTTGGATAATAACAATTTCCAACAGCAGACAAAACTGTATCACCACTATCTAAAATTCCACCACCATCCCAATAGTATATAGTAGTACCACCACCGTCACATCTATTTAATAATTGATATTCTGGAGCAACTGGAGATGGAGTTGGGACAGTTGTTGGAGCTGTTGTAGGTGCCGTTGTAGGAGCAGTCGTAGGCGCTGTTGTAGGTGCAGTAGTAGGTGCTGTTGTAGGCGCCGTTGTTGGAGGAGGAGTTGATCCTGGGGCCGCAGTTGGGGCCGTTGTAGGTGAAGTAGTTGGTGAAGTTGTTGGGGCAGATGTTGGTCCTGGAGTTGGCGATGTCGTTGGAGCTGGAGTTACAGTAGTTTCTGTTACTGCTACTTTAAATCCGCAGTTATTTCTTATTATTACTTCTAAAGTTCCACTATTACTAGTTAAAGTTTTATTTTCAGTTCCACAAGAAGAATCAATTAATACAGCATCAAAAGTATAATATATAGTATAAATCCCAGGATCAGTAGCATTAAATGTTAATAAACCATTACTATCCACACTACATAAACTAGCATATGGACCGCTAAGTTTATAAGATGTAACATCGACAGTTCCTCCTCTACCATCACTAGCCGCGGTTAAATCTACAGTTTTAGGTGAAAAAGTATCTAAAAATGAAGTTTGAATAAATTGAGCTAATGGAGGAAGAGGAAACATTAACTGATAATCTTGACTTGTGATTATAGCTAATCCTTGAGAATAAAAAATATTACCTATATGAGTATTAAAATTTTTATAGTCTATCAAATTACCTATACCATCATCTTTAACATAATATGCAGATGATGATAATTCAAAAGCATATGGTAAAATTTTCTCACCATATAAGTTTTGATTAATAGATAATACACGAATACCTTCTAAAGCTCCTGTTGGGAAATTTTTAATTAAATTTGGGTTTTCATTATAATCAAAATAAGAACCTGTAGCTCTTATTTGAGAAGCACCATCATAATATAAAGAAGATAACAATGAACTAGTATTAAGAAATTCAACACTAGAAGAATATTGTTGGTAATATAAGTGATTTATTTGAGAGTAGACTAATCTCTCATATTGTCCTTCAGTAATTGGATCTCTTTTAGATGAAAAGGAACCAGTTACGTTGGTTCCTTTATATATCGCTATATTAGGATCGTTTTTAGGATAGGGGCAATATTCAAAAACCCAATTTTTATTGGCTACATATGGAACGGATATTACATCCGATCTTTTTAATCTTTTAAATGAAGCCATTTAAGTATTTTTAATAGTCTAATTTAATTCTAATCAAAGACTCTTTAGTAAAATCTTTAACTAACGGGCGAGATAATTTAGCTACAGCTAATAATTCATTATTGTCATTATACATACCCACAGTTGTAACATAAGTTTGTGGGTTGTTAATTAAAGTATCATATAATAAACTACCACTGTTATTAATAATAGATGGATTAGTTGTGTAATTAAAATCGCTATTTTTAACTCTAGTAAAGAAATAACGGGAAGACACGGTTTCTTCAGATTGAAGTGTAAATGATGATGCTCCACTTCCTGATATTGCATTGTAAAGAGCTACACTTCCGGTCGCTAAATTAATACCACCTTCAGATGATGTTTGAGCTAATGCAGATGAATTTAATAAAATTACTCCTAAATCAGGGAATAATAAACCATAACTACCACTAGCCCCAGCTCTTGAAGAAGTTACTGCTCCAGCACTACCTGAAACTAAACTATAGTAACGGTTTGATCCTATATAATTTGTTATTGAACCACTTGCTATACTATCATCTGTTAAAACTAATGTAGTTAAACCAGCACCTGAACCTGATAATCTTAATGTTAATGAACCAGGTTTAATTGATTCTTTATAGCGTGAACGAGCAATATTAATTACTGTAAAATTAGGAGATGTTTGTGTTCCGAATACAAATGAAGCATTTTCATCATTGTAAATTAAGCTTCTATATTGTCCGTAAACAATACGAGTTGGAGTATTACTTGCCACACTAGTATTAAGTGGAGCAGAACCCGAACCACTTACATGCGCATATTGAACTGCAAATTGTAGTGATGATGTAGCTTGAGTATTATAAACATTTAAATAGTATGAACTAGTAGAAGTACTAGAAGTAAAGAATGTTGTTAAACTAGCGGTATCGTTAGTCCACATTCCTCTTACTACTGTTTCTGAACTTATTACTGAATCATCAGTGGCGTATCTTACGAATGACATATTATGCGTTATTTACTTTAATTATGTTTACCGGAATAGTAATTCTAGCTCCTGAATCTCTACCAGTTACTGTTAAAGTAGTTGATAATTGAGTAGCTGAAGTACCAAATAATGTGTTAATTGTTGTACCAGTTAAGGTAAATGAAGTACCTAGAACAGATTTACTTAATACGGCTCCAGTAGTAGCATTTGCATCTGTTGGAGTTGTTGTATTATTAATTCCAGTACCATTAAATGAAGATAATAATCTAATATCAGCAATTGTTGCAGTATAACCATTAGCTTCAAATGTTGAAGTAGCTCCTAAATAATTTAATGTTTGAGGAGTAATAGTTAAAGTAGCACCTTGACGTAATGATATAATATTATAACCTAAAGAAATTACAGGTAATTTTGAAGTACCACGAGGTAAAGTTACTAATTTGTATCTCATGATTTGTGTTTCATCAGGAAACGCTTCAATTACAGGCATTGCTTCAATAGCTTCACCATAAAAAGCAGATCCAGACGGATGAGTTGGATTATACAGAGTATAATCAATTTCATCATCCGCTAATGAAAATTGAGTAATTTGAAAAGAACCGTCATTTCGTGCTAATAATTCACGACCTTTAGTGGTTAATACAGCATCTACGGTTACTGTTGTATTATTTAAAATTGCCATAATTCTTTGTTATTTTCGTATAAATATATATATTTTATAAATTTTTTAATTAAAAGCTACCTAAATCAGGAGTATTAAAGTCAACTAATTTTTGTTTTACTTCTTTAGTTATACTATCTATATTAGCTAATACATCAGGATGTAAATTATTTGGTATGATAAATCCTAAAGATGTTGGTTGATCTACAGTTTTATTAAACTGTAATACTATATTAGTTTCATCATTTATTTTACTTAAATATAAAAATTTAGTTATATCAGCATCAACAAATGTTGGTTTTTTTAAATAACTAGGTAATTCATTAGATAAATCTAAATTTAATTTTCCATTACCATCAAAATAAACATTTGATACTGATGATTCAAAATAACCATTAGGATAATATACAGCTACATAATCTCCAATTTTAGGGGAAAATGTATTTTCAACATTACCATACGTATTATATAAAGTATTAGTAACAGTTGTTCCAGATACAACAACAGTAGGTAAAAATAAATAATCTTTAAAGTAACTTAATGAACTATTCAATACTAAACTATTTAAATAAGAACCAGATATAAACGGTTTAGTACCAGCATCATCAGTAGCTAATGGATTAGTTCCTATTTGATTTTCTTGAAGTGTATTATATAATACACCTACTTTAGTATTTGGATCATAGCCTAGTACAGAAGCTGTAAAATTGGTAGTATTAAAACCTCCACTACCTGTTATTAATTCAAACCCAATTTTATCATTTATTGTAAATTGAGTAAAATCAGTATTTACATTGAAATATAAAGTATTAGTTAATCTAGAACTAGGTAATGTATATAAACTTCTATTAAAAGGACCTGAAACTGAAGGTAGTACATATATATCATCACATGTACTATATGTTTCAGATATACCACTATAATAACCATCAACTACCCAATATTCAGCAGATGTAACAAAATTACAACCTGAATATCCACCATAATTAATAACAGCAGGACCTGCTTGAATACTTCTAAGAGTAGTTCCTGAAGATAATGTTTCTACTAAATCTCCAGAATCATTATATACTTTTGTAGCTTGAGGTAAAGTATAGTAATTTCCTGTTTTTCTAGCATATTCCCAATCAGTTCTGCGAGTTGAAGTAAAACCTGAAGCAACAGCTAATGATTGGGAAGCCAATGTTGCACCACCAACTTTTTTAATATTAAATTGAAATGAACCTGAAAGATTAACAGATGGAAATTCTACTTGTATTGCAAAATTAGCTACAAATCTTTGATTACTTGTTTCTTGAATACTATAAGTTGAAAATGTATTAGGTGAAGGTTGTGAATAATACTCATTACCATCAGCATACGTAGGATCAGCATTATCAAGATTTTTTCTAAATAAATTATAAATTTTTCCGTCGCTAATAGGATATTTATTACTACTACTTCCGCTTATAAATCCTCCTGAATTGGTTATTCTAAATACTTTAGATAATGTATTTCCTACATAATCAAAATATAACGAATTATCAGATGAGGCATAATATAATGTCGGAGTATAAGAATAACCACTATCATAAATAGCTTTATTACCATCAACTCCTTTTTGATCGCCATATTTTTGACTATCAAATTGACCAACAATTAAATTATTTCCTGCTTTGAAAATATTTTGAACTTCTTCCCAATTTTTATTTTTCTTATTTAATTCCGTTAAACTACCACTTTCATCTATAAGATATTTTAGAAATACATTATTTCTTTTAGGATAGTTAAAAAATAAATTTTCTTGAATTTGAGTAAATAAACCTATTTTTCTTGTGTAGTGGTCAATAACTGCTGTTTTACCAAAAGAATTATCACCGATATATCCTAAAGATGCTGATGTATAATTATTATATGTTAAACTAGATAATTTAGTTCCATCATAACGAGAATTTTGATGACTTCTTAATGATAAATAACTATCTTGTAATTCAGTATCTGAATTTATTTCACTACCACTTGAAAATATTTTACCATTAATATTAGTATATATAGTTTCAACTTTTTTTCTTGGGATTGAAACTACACTTGATGATACATTATTTAAAATAACATT